GACCGGCGGGCCCTACTGCATGAGGAATCCGAAACCCTCCTTGAGCATTTCACTCAGTCAAATATCACGAAGAGTCAGGACGGCTGGGTCATTTCTGCTCGCATGGGTCATGGTGGTGTGTACGCAGCTAGGGCCGTAATGTTCGCCGCTTACCAGGCATCGAAGACCCCTCGCCCCTTGGCAAGAATCCACACCAGGAGACGGGCCTAATGCTCTATGTCATCACCGGGCCGCCATGTGCAGGAAAATCGACATGGGTCAGAGAACGGGCTAAATCTGGAGACGTGGTGGTCGACCTTGATCGAATCGCTCTAGCTCTAACATCGGAAGACACGCCACACCACGAATACCCGCGCCACATTAGAAAACTGGCCGTCGCCTGCCGAACCGTGGCCGTCGGCTACGCGCTGGCCTACTCGAGGACGGGTGACTCCTATGTCATTCACGCAAAGCCGTCCGGCAAACAGAAATCGGCGTACATCCGGGCTCGAGCGCAATTCGTGGAACTATCAGCGCCCATCGAGGAACTCATGCGCCGGGCCGCAGCTGAAAGACCGCCATGGGTGGCCGGCATGATCTGGTCATGGTGGGACGACCCCGAGCAAGACTAGACACGCAGAAACCGCGAATAACGCGCACACTTGACCGCTTGTGATATAGGCACCAGAATTACACCCGTGGCGTTTCCCCGTTCACTCAAGGTTGTACGGGACCAGGCTCAGATCAAGTCAGCGGTATCGCAGGCGGTTCAGGAGCCGGTCCCGTACATCCGCGACGCATCCGCGCAGCTGCTCGTTCAGATCCAGCGCTCCTCGAGTTACGGCGTCGACCTCGGTGTGGCGCTCCAGGTGCCGGCATTCGTCAAGTGCCTCAAGACCTACACGAACACGATCTCCGCATTCCCGCTCAAGGAATACGTAGGCAAAGATCAGGTAATCGCTCGAGGACTCCTGGTTCAGCCCACTATGCAGACGACCTACGCCTCGCTCATGGGCCGAACCGTTCAGGATCTCCTGCTCTACGGATTCGCCTACTGGAAGGTCGAAAGCCGGGCATGGGACGGCTACCCGACCGAAATCGTCTGGATGCCGTACACACAGATCTCGTTTACGCCGGAGCCCACGACCGAAGCGGTCATGGACCCGATCCCCGCATTCGGCACCGTCTACTGGAACGGCTTCCCGGTCCCGCCGCGTGACGTTATCCGATTCGACGGCGACCCCGCCGGCGGCTGGCTCACCACCATGGCCTCGGCCTGCAATACCGCCGCAGCACTCGAGGCCGCAGCACTGCGCTACGCCGAGTACCCCGTCCCTAACGTGATCCTGAAGAATTCGGGCGCGGATCTGCCCGGCTCGGTTGTCGACGATCTCCTCGACGCTTGGGAGGCGGCACGTACAAACCGCTCGACCGCCTACCTAAACTCGACGATCTCGACCGAGACGATCGGCGGCTTCAGCCCCAACGATATGCAGCTGACAGCGGCACGCGACGCCTCGGCCCTCAGCATCGCCCGGCAGGCAAACCTCGACGCCGCCTGGGTCAACGCCACCCAGTCAGGCTCGAGCCTCACCTACACAAACCGCACCGACCTTTACCGTCAGCTGCTCGACCTCAGCCTTACGCCCGTGATGCTCCAGATCTCGCAGCGCCTTAGCATGAACGACATCACGCCTCGAGGCCACGCCGTCGAATTCGACACCTCGGTATTCCTGCGCGGCAACCCCGCCGAAATCGCCTCACTGATATCAACCCTTCGCCCCCTCGATGTCATCTCCATCGACGAGGCCCGGGAACTGCTTGACCTGCCCGACCTAATGGAATCCGATCCCGAGCTGAGGCCATAATGCAGACCACAGAATTCAGCGCCGACTTCATTGTCGAAATGCGCGAAGACGACTCAAATCCCGACATCGCTGGTCAGGGCTACGGCCGCGCCGTCCCCTACGGCGTCGAGACCAATATCGGCAACGTGCGCGAGTCATTCGGCCCTAACGCATTCGCCCTCGAGGACGTTATCGGCAAGCCAATTGCCTACCGCCATGGGGAGCCGATCGGCGTCATCACCTCGGCCGAGAACAGGTCCGACGGCCTGTACATCGACTTTAATATCGCCAACACAGTGCAGGGCCGCGACGCCGCGACCCTCATCCGAACAGGCTCCGCAAAGGGCCTGTCTGTCGGCTTCATGCCGACCAAATCTGTCTGGAACCGAGCAAAGACTGCGGTCCAGCACATGGCGGCCTCTCTCATGGAGACGTCAATCACCCATATGCCGGCGTATCCCACGGCCGGCGTAACAGCAATCCGAGAGGAAGAAATGTCAGTCGAAACCGTAGAGGTGGAAGCCGCTCCTGCGGTGACCGCAGACATCGAAGCACGCGAGGCAATCGCCTCCCTCCGTGAGCACGTGTCCACCATTGAGGCACGCTCCTACACCGCAGCCCCCGCAGTTCACGAGCTCGCACAGTTCCGCAGCTTTGGCGAGTACCGTCTCGCAGTGCTGAACGGCGAGATCGAGGCCCGCGCCCTGTTCGATCAGGTCACCGACGATAACCCCGGCGTCCTGCCCCCGAACTGGTCCACCATTGTCCGAGGCATCTTCGACCTCGGCCGCCCGGCCATCACCGCTTTCGGCGTCGAGTCGGCCGGCACCACTGGCACGACCTTTAACTGGCCTTACTGGGCAGGTTCCCCGAACCTCACCCAGATCGTCGAGGAGCAGGTCGACGAGAAGGACGAAGTTAACTCCGTCCAGATCAGCCTTCTCAAGGGCACCGCAACGCTGAAGACCTACGCAGCAGGCTCGGACATCTCCTACCAGCTGCTCCAGCGCTCGACCCCGTCCTACGTCGACGCCCACACGCGTATCATGCTGAACTCCTACGTTCAGGTCACCGATATCGCATTCGTGAGCGCCCTGTACGCAGCACGCACCCCGCTCGCATACGACTTCGCAGCAGACACCGACGGCTCGGACTTCCGCGCCGCCGTGTTCGAGGCGTCCGTCAACTGCCAGACCGCCACGGGAATGCAGGCCGAATTCGTCCTGGTCTCGCCGGCAGTCTTTAAGAAGATCGGCGGCTGGTCGACCTTCTTCCCGAGCAACTACGGCACCTACAACGTGTCGGGCGTCGCTTCCGCCAACACCCTCGGCGTCAGCGTCTCGGGCCTCCCGGTCATCCTCGACCGCAACCTCGGGAACAACCTCATCATCGTGTCGAACCGTGAGTCGGCCAAGTGGATCGAGGACGGCCCCCGTCTCGCATCTGTCGAGAACGTCGCACAGCTCGGCCGCGATGTCGCGGTCTACGGCTACGGCGCATCGCAGATCATCTCCGGCGCTGGCATCATCAGCCTCGAAGATTTCTAAAAACCGCTGAGATAAGGGACGCGACGATATGGCACTCGTAACGGGTGAGGAACTAGCGGCAGCGCTGGACCTCGACTATGACCCGCCGGAGGAGCCTTACGATCAGGTGGCCGCAGCCGCCGACGATATCGTCGCGTCCCTACTCACGGACGGGGCTTACGAACTCGAGCCTCCAGCCTGCAAGGAAGCCGCTCTATCCGTGGCGGTCGAGATTTACCAGGCACGCACCGCCGCAGGCGGGCAAGCCGTCGCCACAGACTTCAGCCCGGGGCCTTACCGCCTATCGGTCTGGATGACTCGCCGCGTCATGGCTCTACTCGGGCCGTACATGGACGTTAAAGGCATGATCGGATGACAGCCCTAGTCACCGAAGCCAGAGAGGCCCTTGTCGCGGCATTTACCGGGCAGGGCCTCCAGGTCTATACGACAGTTCCCGCCGTACCTCGGCCCCCAGCCGTCGTCATCGTGCCCGACTCGCCCTGGATTACGCATGAGCGCGGGACGGCCCTCGGCTACCGTGTGCGCTGGCGTGTCCTCATTGTTATCAGCCCTCGAAATAATGAGGCCGCTACCCTGGACGTCGAGAATGCTATCGACCTCCTCCTCCCGCTCATCCCCGCAGGCTTCAGCTGGGATGTCGTAAACCCCCCGCAGCTAAATGATGTGGGAGCGCAAGGCACCGTCTACACCACGGAGATAAACGTCTCCGTCTCAATGAAGGAGTAACAAATGGCAGTTGTATCCGTGGCTGGTGCCGCGTTCACCGTCCAGGTTGGCGCCACCCAGTACGAAGACCAGGTCACGACCGGCACTATCACCACCACGCCCACGATCATCCGTACCAAGACCCTTTCGGATGTCGCGTTTAACCAGACCGACCTGAACTCGACGATCTCGCTCGATTTCCTGTACGACGAGAACGCCGGCATCTACGACGCTTTGCAGGTCGCTATCGCAACCCCGGCAGCTGTCGCCGTAACGGTCGAGTCGGCTACGGGCGTCTGGACCGGCGCGGCCATGTACATCGACTCCTGCGACGTCACCTTCGACGCGGCCGGAATCGCAACCTGCACCGTTTCGATGCAGGGAACTGTAACCTTCGCATAACCAACTAGAGAACGTGGAACCGCCATGTATCCAAGCAT